GGGGAAGCTGTCGATCTCGGCTCCCACCTGGGCTTTGATCTTTTCGAAAAGAGGTTTACAACTATACAACATGGACTTTTCTCCTTACTCCAGATACGGCAGTTCGTTATCTATGTCTGTAGGCACATTCCCTTCCCATACAAATGCGTTTCCCAAAATATAGTTGTTGTAACTGGACGCTGTACGGTTTGCGCGCATTTTAGCTTGTTCTGCCCACGATTGTTTCTCTTCGGACTCGGAATCCTTGTACTGCTCATAAGTGAGTTTGTCTGCGTTATATGACGCAATCATAGCGCGGCAGGTGTCCTCCACCTTTTTCTGCGTAGAATACCGGGTAGCATCGTCTGTGTGCTGCACAGTGCCGAACCAGGTATTCCGCATTGCGGTACCGGTGGGGGTTACGGTGAAAAACAGTAACACTAAAGCTGCGATCAACCCGACCAGTACTTGTTTATTCATAGTCTGTTCCCTCCACAACAATGGCAGGGGTATCTACTTCGAAAGGAATATCAGAGTAGAGGTAGGTACCTGTCCATTCAATATACTTTCCGTCGGTGGTAAAGAAGAAAATGCCCTGGTCGTTTTCACCATACGAACCGTCAATGTCTGCGATCCACTCCAACCTGTATTCGCTGCTGTACGCCTCACTGTCAGGGGTCAGATAGCTGTTGAGACTGGACACTTTTCCGTCAACTACAAAGCGGCCCACCACGCCCCCATTATCAGTGAACAGCACGATATACCCCAGCGGTTTCTCAATCTCACATACCAACGAACTGGCCTTCTCGCGCTGCCCATTTACCCAGTAGGCTCTCCGAATCAAATTGTACCGTTCGAGCGAATAGTCAATGTCTGTGGGTGTAGGCTGGTTCTCCTGAAGAGTGCCAGCCGCCGTCATTGTGTTATTCCGATCCTTTGTAGACCCTGATGCCTCACATCCGATCAGTCCGGCAGACAGAATCGTAACCATAGCTATAATTAAAATTTTCTTCATATCAGTTTCCTCTTTTCTGAGCAGCTTCTCCGGCACAGGCCGCATAGCCCGCTAAGTCTACAAAATTATCCGGCTTATCGTTTACGGCTGCCCGGGCGATTTTGAGCAGTGCCATCAGGATCGCCACATCCTGGGGCCGGATTCCTACATCAGCGTTGGGCGACACACAGGTCGCTTTGATGTAGGGCTCCCACAGCTGGGCAATGAGATCAAAGCTGTCCTCCGGTTCTCCATACTCCTTATCCCGGCCACCGGTAACGCACTTCCCGGCAGCTTCCAGGATCTCTGCCCGGGTTCTGATAGCAGGAGCGCTCAGCTGTTCCACTGCTTCCCGCAGAATCTGGCAGCCCTTTGTGGTGCAGGTGTGCTCATACCCACAGCCCAGGCAGGCCAGGCTCCCGGTCTGTACCTTCAGACGATCCAGCGCCTGGATCAATTCTTCACGTTTCACCCCTCATCACCTCCAGATCCCTGTGGCTTCGACCAGGGCAGCTTTCAGGCCTGGAAGCGGCACGCCGTCCTTCTCTCCGAAGGCGTCATACGGGGCGATCACTGCCGCAATATACATACCCTCTTTGACTGCCAACACCGGCTTTCCTTCCATCTCCCGGACAAAATAGTCCTTGCTCTCCAGCGGCGCCAGATAATCCGTATCAATGGGCAGGATATCCTCTGCCCCATATACCCGGTAGAGCCGGATCTCTCTGCCACCAATAATCAGGCCCAGAGTTGCCCGCACAGTCTCCATATCCTTGCGCCGTTTGGGATAGTCCCGCATCCAGTCTGCTTCCTCCCGGCTCTCGTCCTGGAGAAAATAGCTGTCCAGCTGGTCGCCCTTGATGCCGGCGAACCGTGCAAGCATATTGGCGGTGAGCCCCATATTGTCCACCCGATAGGCAGCCGGCCCCAGGATCACCCACTGATCAGTTACCTCTTGAATCTAAAACGCTACTGCGTTCTGTACCTGCTGCATGGTCTGCAGGGCCGGCTGACTGCACCACTCCGGGAAGTTCGCCCGGACCAGCGCCGCCGCAAAAGGCGGCGGTACTGCATTCCCGCAGCGGGCAACCTGATCCGATTTTACATACCGGTTTCCCAGGTAGTCCCGATCGATAATGTAATCCGGCGGAAAACCGTTAGCCGCATACAATTCCTTTGGCGTCAGCATTCGCAGCCCTATGTCTGCTATAAACCACCACGCTCCATAAAGGCGCAGCAGAATAACCTCATCTTCTTCCAAGTTATACCCGCAGTATTCGTTCAACAGCTGCCTGATTTTGGGCCAGTGCCTTATGTCCTCGTCTGTCTGATATTTCGTTACAATTACTTCTACTGTTGCGAACTCCCCGGCGCTTGCCGTTATCGTGTGCAGCGGTGTTATCAGTCTCTGCCCAATGTCCTGCCCTTTGAACTTGCAGATATGGGCTGATGTTACTGCTTCCCGGTCTTTCGCAGTAATGGTGTGCATCGGAGCTGATACAT